GGGCGCTTTATTAATGAAGAGGAATGCTATGATGAACCTTCCTTTGGAGCTTTTGTTTTAACGATAACCAAATCGTTACAGGATCAATACCTAAGCCTATTTAAAGATACTGCTATTCTTAAAGGTAAAAGCAATTATGTCTGCGATGTGGATAATAATTACACTGTTGACTTGGCTCCATGTACGTTTGTTCCACAGTTAAAAGATAAGTGCTGGGGATGTAATAGATGCCCGTATTATAATAACAGAAACACAGCCCTACTTTCAAGATTCGGTGTTTTAAATTATAAAATGTTTCTGTCTCTACCTGATCACGTCAAAAGAAAAAACATTATCATCTGTGACGAGGCTTCAGAACTCGAAGAAGAAATTATTCGGCAATTTTCTGCGGAAGTAATTTATGAAAAACTGTTACACTATGAAATTGAAATACCAACACTAATTAGTGATAATAAGCAAAAAGCTCGTGTTTGGGTTTACAATCTAATAGAAAAACTCTCCACAGCAATTGATATTCTTTCAAATACATTTACACAACAACCTAATTTAATTTCAAAGAACGACAGAATTAAGTATCAGTATTTTAAAAATCTTCATAGATCATTGACAACATTAGATTCTACATGGAATGACTGTGACTACGTGATAGATGTTGATACAAAAAAAGTTGCTTTCACACCACTTAAAGCAAATGTTCTCTCCGGTTATATTTTTAATAGCGCCGAAAAGGTTGTACTGATGTCGGCAACAATTATTGATCATAAGCACTTTGCAAAATCTTTAGGGATAAAAGACTACGCGTATATAGAAGCAGAAAGTGAGTTTGACCCGAGTAAGTCTCCCATTTATATTTCTTCTGTTCATAAATTAAATTATAAAAACCTAAAAAATATTTTACCTAAAATTTGTACACAGATTGAAGAAATAGCTGAACATCATAAAAATGAAAAAGGCATAATACATACACACACTCAGGAAATTACCAATTTTATTCAGCAGAAACTAGGTAATGATGACAGATATCTTTTCCGTGATGCGTTTGCAAATAACGAACAAATTCTTAAGGAACATAAAAGAGCAAAAACACCAACTGTTTTAGTATCACCGTCGTTAGCGTTTGGTGTAGATTTAAAAGATGACCTAGCACGCTTTCAAATAATTGTTAAGTTGCCGTTTTTTCCTCTATCTTCGAAGAGAATTAAAAAGATGTTTGAAATAGATAAAGAGTGGTATGAAAATAAAATGCTGAATGCTGTTGTTCAAGCAGCAGGCCGTGCCACTAGAAGCAAAAAAGACCATTCTGTGACCTATATTCTCGATGGTAACTTTATTAACGTAATAAAAAGAACAAAGAATAAGCTGCCTAAACATTTTATAGAGAGAATACACTAATAAATATTTACGTGCGTAATAAAACGTTTCATTTTGAAATTAAAGACCTCATAACACAGTTTATCGCTGCGTTTGATGATATAATCATTAAAAGATATGATAAAAATCGTGTAGCTGCAAACGAAATACATGTAAGGTATGTGTATTCACCAAAACAGAGGGTTCTTTTTGATTTAGTAAATAGAGCACAGAATATTACAATTCCGGTAGTTGCGGTAAGTATTAATAGCATTTCACGTGATGAGAGTCGGGTTTTTAATAAGATTGAAGGATATTACTATTCACGAGGTCTAGATGACAAGACACAACAACCCACCTCTATAAACTATAAGAGCCCTGTACCTGTCAATATTGGTATTTCAATGTCTATTGTAACAAAGTTCCAATCAGATATGGATCAAATTTTATCTAACTTTATACCTTATAATAACCCGTATATTATTATATCATGGAAAGTTCCAGAATCTGTTGTACCCGGTGGGTTTACAACCCCTCAAGAAATTCGTAGTGAAGTTGTGTGGGATGGATCTGTTCGCCTTTCTTACCCCACAGATATTAACGCATCAGAAAAATATAAAATTATAGGTGACACAAGTTTTATTATTAAGAGCTGGCTTTTTCCCTCACAAAAAGACGATGTTAGTAATATTTTTTATATAGATAGCAATTTTTATAATACACGCAGTACAACCCTGTATGAAGATCTTTCCGGTGATACGTTTGTATACCCTGTATCGTCGGGCCTGACTAATGAGAAGGAAGTGGTAACAGTATTAGGCTACCCGCAAATAACGAATCAGACCAACTACTCTTACAACACATAATGAGCCTTAATACAATAACTCTAACACCATCACAATCCGCAGTAATTATATCGCTAATGGGATACAATTACGATTTGCTTTCTAGTATTGCCTTAAGTTCAAGTACCGTTGCCTTCCCGTTTTTAACTGCTTTTAATTATTTTACAAATTTAAGACGTGTATCGTCTATATGCTTACCTTTTTCAGGGTATCCGCTCTCTTCGTACAACGTAATAAATAAAAATAGATTATCAATATCTCTTGATACATTAATACTGACAGGTACAAATATACGAAACTATATTGACATCATTTTTATGAATCAAGCCGGTTACACTAAACTTTCAGACAAAAATTATATAGTTGAATTTAACCCTTTATCTAACCTAATTCTTACAATTAATAATGAGCCGATGCAATCTATTAGTGGCTCGTATCTTGTATATATTTAATAGCTTAATAAATAATAATAATATATGGCTGATCAGACAAACCCTAATCGCGAAAGCACCTTTGGACGCGACTTGATGAAGTACATTTCATCGAAATTACCCTACCAGGCAATAAGTGCAGGCGAAAGAATTGAGCAGTTAAACCCTAAATTCGATACTTTTTTTGATAAAGGCTCAAACCGTGAACAAGCTCTTATTCGCCAATCAATAGCATCATCTATTTCTACAACTGATGATGCATACGCAAATATTTTACAAAATAAAGATTATCATGATTTCATGTATGCAAACGTTCAGCCTGATAAAGGTAGACGGCTCATGGATTATAGAGTAATGGCAGCTTTTGCAGAAGTGTCAGATGCACTTGATGAAATATGCGATGATTTTATTAACAAAGATGAAAACGGAGAAATAATTAAGCTTAAATTTATTGACACACCATTATCTGAAGAGCAACAAAACAAACTTAAAAAAGAATTTAGAAAATATATTGAGTTTTTTGACTTTGAAAATAAAGGTTGGGAATACGTTAGACAAATGCTCGTCGATGCAGAAATATATTTTGAGCATATCATTCATAAAAAATATCCAAAAGAAGGTATCTTGGGTATTGTAATGATACCGACAGATATCATAGATCCTATTTTTGAAAATGTACAAAATATGTTAATAAAGGGATTCTTGTTAAGGAAACCTATTTATGATTCTAAAAACCCTGGTAAGATAGCAAAAATAGAAATGATCCCTATGGATCAAAACCAGGTAACATATATTAATTCCGGAATATGGAATGAGACAAAAACTGTTAGATTACCTTTTATAGAAAATGCAAGAAGAGCATACCGACAATTAAGCTTAATAGAAGATGCTATTGTAATTTACCGACTTGTGCGTGCACCTGAACGATTGGTTTTTAATGTCGATGTAGGGACAATGGCGCCACCTAAAGCAGAGGCATATTTGCGTAAATTAATGTCTAATTACTGGTCAAAAAGAACATATGATGCTGACCAAGGCGCAGCTGTACAGAAGTTTAATCCACAATCAATGCTTGATAGTTTTTGGTTTGCAAAAAGAGCAGGGTCTGAAGGTACAACCGTTACACAATTAGCGGGGGGTGCAAATTTAGGTGAACTTACTGACTTACTTTACTTTGTACAAAAACTTTACAAATCCTTAAAAGTACCAGTAACAAGAATAAATCCCGAAGATACATTTAAAGACGGGATGGAGATTCTTCGCGAAGAGTTAAAGTTTGCGCGATTTATAATTAGACAGCAGCAACGTTTTGCGGAAGGTCTAAAAAATGGTTTTATTACACATTTAAAGCTTAAAGAAATTTGGAAGGAAATGGATTTAAGAGAGCCTTATTTAGATCTTAACTTTAATCCGCCAACAAACTTCTATGAACTCCGTGAAAATCAAAAACTACAATTGAAAGCAGAGAACTTTAATGCATTGACTCAGAGTGATTTCATCTCAAAGACGTACGCACAAAAACGTTACCTGGGTTGGACAGATACAGACATAATGGCAAATAGAGAATTCCTCCGCAAGG